AAACTGCTCGGTGAAGAAGATTGTTTTCATAACACAACTTTCCCGTCCAAGTATTTATTCAGGTCGTCTAGAACCTCTACGTTCTTCTCGAGCTTCTCTTTTACTAGTTTGCGGAGTTCGGCGGTCACATTTGAGCCATATCGAGGTATACCTTATCGTCAATTGATATCAATATTTTTTTCATTGAAGTAGAAGTTAAGCATACTTATAACTATACACCTCCCCCATCCCCACGCAACTGTGGTATGGTTACCACATGAGGCACTACGCGAAGAATGGGTTGACGATTTCATCTCCAAAGCAGACTGCGTATGCGAGGAGGATATGGGCGGGGGCGGGGGAATCGAAGAAGCAGATAGCGTTGGATGTGGGGTACTCGCCGCATTCTGCGAATGCGATTAAGTCGCATATCGAGAACACGAGAGGATTTCACAATGCGATGTCGAAACTCGCGTCGGAGAGCAATGGGGTTGCGCTTTCTATCCTGCACGAGTTTAGGATGAGAGGGGTGCACGAGTTTTCGAATAAGGACCTGATAGGCGCGTTGAATGCGATTGGGAGCGCGTGGGGGAGATTCAACACGCCGCTGATGAAGAATATGGACGGACCTGGAACCAAGCTCGGGATGAACAAGTTGCGGACGGTGATTATGCAGAATGTGGAGAATCAGACTATTAATGCGCCGATGCCCACGGAGAAGGAACTGGATTTTTGAATAAATGAAGACCGACTTTCGTAAACACAATGAGGAGGTGGTAGCCATCTTGACTGACAACCCTGACCTGATTAAGGATAAGAAGTGGCGGATGGATAATCTGTACTACATCACCACTAAGGATGGGACGAAGGAGGTGTTCACAATGAACCGCGCGCAGGCGCATTTCTTTGACACATATCTCAACCTGCCACAGCCGTACCACAGGCACGTTATTCTCAAGGCGCGGCAGCTGGGCTTCACTACGTTCATCGATTTGTTTATTCTGGACGAGATACTTTTCAAGACGAACAAGGAGGGGATTATCATCGCGCATAAGGTGCAGGATGCCTCGGAAATCTTTGATAAGAAGATTGATTTCGCGCTGAGGAACATGGCGGAGGATGTGAAGGGGGCGTTTTTTAAACTCAACAGGAACTCCGCGCGGAAGGTGCAGGTGACGGTGGAGTACGGACCCGAGGCGGGGGCGACCTCTTCGATTGCGGTCTCCGTGTCAGGGCGTTCGGGGACGTATCACTATGTGCATATCTCGGAGTTTGCGAAGATGTGCGTGATGTTTCCAAGGCGGGCGGAGGAGGTGGAAACGGGAACTTTCCCGACGGTCCCGTTCGACGGGTTTATATTTATAGAAAGCACCGCGGAAGGTATGGCGGGAAGGTTCTACGAGATGTTCCAGGAAAACTGGGTACGGAGGGACCGTATCTCACCGCTCCTGTCCCAGGTGCAGTTCCTTCCCCATTTTTATAACTGGCAGTACGACGATACGGAGATGAAGAAAATCTACGAGACGATTCCGACCAGCAAGATGGAGGAGTGCGAAATCGACTGGGCGGAGTATCAGAACGAACATCACCTCACCGACCTTGAGATAACGTACTACTACATGAAGTGGTTGCAGTTCGGAGGGAGGACGGGTACGGAGGCGGTGAAGAAGTTGAAGCAGGAATATCCGACGACTCCCGAGGAGGCATTTCTTTCCACAGGGCAGAGTTATTTCCCAGTCGCGAAGGTTGCATCCTTGCTCACGCGCACAACCCCTGGAAGGAAGGGGGAGCTCGTACCGAACGATAAGGGCGAGTTTGCGTTCCAGCAAACCTCGGGCGGTAGACTTGAGGTATGGAAGGAACCCGAGATTGGGACGAGGTATATTATTGGAGGGGATACTGCGGAGGGGCTCGCGCACGGGGATGCGCAGGTGTTGTATGTCATCAATCACAAGACCGAGGACTGCGATGCCCTCTATCGTTCACAGGTTCCGCCCGACGAGCTCGCAACGGACGCGTATAATCTCGGGAAATATTATAATTGGGCATTGCTGGGGATTGAGAGCAACAAGGATGGGCTGTGGGTGAACGATTCGCTCGAGAAGAAGGGGTATATCAATCTCTATTACCGCAAAGTGTTTGACGATATTACTCAGAAGGTTACAAAATACTTCGGGTGGAAGACCACATCTTCCACTCGCCCCTTCGCTCTCGCATCCCTGAAAGCGGTGTTTCTGCGAAAGGATAGTGGATTCCCCCCTGCTCTACTCAATGAGATGTTCACTTTTGTACGAAACGCCAAGGGGAAGGCGGAGGCGATGGATAAGAAGCACGACGACGTTATCATGGCATCGGCTATCGGCTATGCGGTGCTCCAAGAGCAAGGGAAGTATGTCGCGGATACGGCAGGGAGTGAGGGCTTTTCCCACATGCGCGCGATATTCGGTGAATAGTATGCGGAAACGAAGACTACCAGTGTATAATTATGATTGGTGGTCCTACCCTCCAGAGTGGGACGAACAATCTAGAAAACTACAACTACAATGGGACGAAGATATAAAAGCCTCCATTTTAATCTCCAAGAGGGAGAGAACATCCCCCTCCATCGAGAGCATAGAAGCAAAAAAGGACGGAAAATGAAGGATAACTCATCAAACAGCTATAAAAGAAGGAAAAAAGGCTACGATGACAAAGATATCCCCCGTTTTTGATTGCATTTGCGCTCACAGGAGGTACTATTTGCATAAATGGCATACGAAGACACTAAAGGAGATGGTGACATGACCCCACCTGGTACAGTCCAGGAAATGACCCCGACCCCCGTGAACAAATCGGACCGCAAGACTATCGACTTCGTCGCTGAGAAGAAGAAGATGATGAAGAAGAGCCAGTATCGCGAAAAATTTGATGCCCTTGCGAGTGAGATTGAAATCAATCTTATGAATACGAACGTGACCTACGGGCAGAAGCTCTATGAGAAGAGCGGATGGGGGTCGATGGTCTTCTATAATAAGATGGCGAACGGAGCATACGATATAAATGTGTATCCGCAGAAGCTTACAGACCGTGACCAGAACCGTTCGGGGGTTCCCGTATCGCAGGAGCCTATTGCGTTCTCTAAGATTATGATTGCAACGTCAGTCCTAGCGGGGAAACTCCCTGATGCCACAGTGATTGCAGACGATAAGATTTACGCGAAGGCGATGTATGAATTATGGAAGCGAAATTGGTCGATGACGGGGGCGAATGGTGAGAATACTCTGATGCTCACCTATCAGAATCTCTTTACATACGGATGGGGCGCGTGGCGCGTATATCCGCGACGCGTGCAGGTGAAGCGAAATGGTGTTGATAAAATTCTTTTTGATGATATCTACCGCGAGCCGTTGGATTGCAAGCGCACCTGGCTCGGGCTCGGTTTTACCAATGGTGACTACTGGTCTCAGTTTGAGGTCTATTACGAGAAGGACATGCTCAAGGACGAATTCTTTGAGAAGTATCCTGGGGCGAAAAGTCAGAAGAAGAAGCTCGAGTATACTTCGGTCTCTGAAGAAGCGAAGGATGAGAATAATGAGAAGGCAAGGACGAGCGTTACTATTGGATACTATGAAAATGTCCTGTTGAATCGCTATATCGTTCTTTGCGGAAAGATGGTCATCTATGATGGCGAGCTACCGAACGATGGAAGTCACGGTTCGGTTGTTGTCGCGCGATGTTTCGCGAAGAACCTCAACGACCCATACGGCATAGGACTCTACGAGATGATGCGCGGGAACACAGCACTTTTTACATATATTAATTCACTAAATGCGCAGCAAGTTGAGGCGGAAATCTTCCCCCTTCTCTTCGGCGCGCAAGTCCAAAATGGAACTGCCACTTACAAACGAGGACCGAATATTGTTAACCCGAAGCATCCTGGCACGGACATCGACGTTGTTCGAACAACAGGAAATGTCCAACAGGGTATTATTTTTGGCGATAAACAAAAGGAGAGTATTGAGCAGAACACAGGTATTAACAATATCGTGGCAGGCGCGGACTCGGCGAACACACTTGGTTCTACTGTTATTCTGAAAGAAGCAGCATACAATCGTTTGGTTGCACCAAGAAATTCGATGGTGGCGGGACTCGAAACAGACGCTCATATAGCGAACACTTGGATGACACAAATATATCCCGTCGATAAGGTTTTCATGATTGATTCCCAGGACCAACTTGCCGAGTTCGCTAAACAGAACCCTGACTATTTCGTTGAGTCGCAGGAAGTTGTTGATGATGAGATGCAGCCAACAGGCAAGTACGCTCTCACCGCATCGAAGAATCTGCGTCTCAATTTCGATTTCACCCCCGACGGCGAGATGCTCGAGAATGTCCCTACTCGAACGATTTCTTCGCGAAACCTATTCTCGGAGATGAAGGACCATGGTCACATCAGTGACTACATTGATTTCATTATTGACCCTGACTCAATGCTTCTCCCATCAATTGAAATCAAGAAGCAGACCTTTATGGCTTTATTCCCTGTCATTACCAACCAAATCACACTCATTTTTTCAATGCGTAACCAGGACCCTGAAGCCTCCGCTTCTCAGTTAATGGCTCTTGAACAGCTTTTGGATATACAGAATCAAGACATCTACGATTACATTTCTAAAGCAGATTATGATGCGATAATGAATAAGCAGCCGTCGGACATGCAGAGACAGATGCAGCAGCAACAGATGCAACAGGATGCGCAAAATACTGCGATGCAAGCTCAAGCTGCTGGTGAGTCTCAAGGTCCGATGGCTGGGGGAGAGAGTATGCCAATGGGACAGCAAATGTCTCCTGATGGTCAACCTCCTCTTCAACCGCAAGCTCCTGGTGAAGTAGCTCGTCCGCAAAGCCCGATGGGTGGAGCGATAGACGCTTCGCTAGGGAGGGCAGCAGAGCTACCCTTCTTTCCAGGAGGTTAATAATAATTAAATAATTATGCCCGAAGAAACAACAACACCGCCAGAGATAGTTGATGTCGAAATTGCACCAGCTGACGAGCCTGATACCCTCTAGTATGCACCAACATCAGCACGACCACTGTAAGCATAAAGACCTCTCGTATTGTGACCACTGCGACCAGGCGTACTGCAAAGGATGTGGGAAGAACTGGTACAAGAGTTTTTACGGATGGACTAATTCCGCTACTGGTATTAACCAGCATATATTGGGACTTGGTAGTACAACCATGCCCGTTGCACAGTCTAATGGCCACAGCCATGCCTCTTAAAAAAGGTTCGAGTAAGGCGACTGTCAGTTCGAATATTCGAATTGAGATGAAAGCTGGTCGTCCGCAGAAGCAAGCAATTGCGATAGCTATGTCTAAGGCGGGCAAGAGCCGCAAGAAATAATGGACGAGCTTGACCAGACAACGAGGCAGAAGATGATTTCGTTCGCCACCAGCGAGCACGCTCCTGGTGCGATTGAACTTCTCAAGAAATGTCGGACGCAACTCACTACAGTTTTAGCCGATACCGAGTTCGATACTATTGTGAATGCGCTGACTCTTGAGGTTGAGTCGAACCTTATCCAACGTCTCGTTGTCGCCATTGATAAAGTCCGTAACGGCGAAACAACTCTCAATGACTAAGGCTGTTGAACTTAAGAAGGACAAATATAAAGTTCAGGTGAAATATTCACCTGAAGCTATTGAGAAGAAGTTAATGAAATTCATCACCCCGTCTGGGGATGAATTTGAGGTTTCAGCAGAGGAAATGATTTCAATGCTGGTCGGACAGGTCAATAACGACACGCTTGAAGCCACCTTCGTTGAGACTGATAGGATTAATGTCGTCGAGGTAGGACGACAACTTAAGTGCGTGCTCGAGGAGGATATGAAGAAGGGTCAGGAGATTAATATCAACTATACCCATCCGTACCCGCTCGAGTTCGCCCTTATTGAAGAGGCGTACAAAATCGCGACTGTTAACCATGGCGGTAAATATCTTACCTTGACAGATGTTATGATTGAAGACGTGAAGAAGAGGACGACACCAGGAATGAAGAATTTCACGGAGAAATTCTACAGGTCTTTCAAGCAAGTTAAATTATAAATCCTCCAGTTGTAGGTTAACAACTCTTAATATATGGAAAAAGAAACAACAGTTATTGGGGGCGTAGAAGTTGGTGAGATAAAGGTCGCAGCGGTCAAGCCGACAAAGACAGAGAAAGTAGTGCTGAAGAATACCGCAGGAGAAGATGTGAAGGTTGGGGATTATTTCTTCAATGGAAAACCCCCTGTAGCTTTCAATCAGTCCTGCGGTTTGCCCGTTAATAGGGAAGACTTGCTGGATATATTCAACAAGATTTTCGACCCTAAGTATGATTTTCTGTTCTACAAAAACATCGACAAAGAGCTCTATATCGTCATTATTCCCTTGAAGCACTCGATTTCTGTTGGTGCTCAGAATGACTCTATAGATGGAGACTTCCAGAAGCACGCTCTTTCCTTCCTTTCTGAGGGGTCGGTTAATCCTGATACGATGAGAATGAAACTCAGGCGCATCCTCCCCTTTGCTAAGTTTGGGGACAACTAGGATTGCGTATGAACAAGAACTACCTTATTATTGAATTAACCATCGTCGCCTCCCACGTTACGGGTTGTACATATGGAAGAAATTAAATCTGACGCGACTGCGAATGAAGACGAGGCTCTTGATAAAGACCTCAATGCAGCATTAGCAGAGATAAAAGCTGGTCAAGCATCTCCCGCAGAGGAGGTCAAGCCTGAGGAGAAGAAGGAGGAAACTCCTGCGGAGCCAAAGGCGGAGGAACCCAGCACACCTCCCGTTGAAGAAGCTGAATATGAGTTACGCCTTCCAATTAAGGGCACGAAGCCCGATGCGAAAGGCAAATTTGAATCAGATGAGTCCTATGAGAAGCGTATCGAGCTCATGGACCTGGTTCAGAAGCGTAAAGCGGCTCGTACAGATACTCAGCGAAATTCCATTTCCGAGCAAATCCAGACGACAAAGAAAGAGCTTAGTCTCCTTCGGGGTCGTGAGAAGATTATTAACCCTCTCCAAGAGGCGGTAGGTAAAAAGGAAGACGAGGAGGACGAAACCGTTAAGGCGGACAGAGAGCGTCTCCGACAACTGGGCGGGGCGACGAAGGAGGACATCGAGCAGATAGTCCAACAGGAACGCCAGGCATCAGAAGTCAAAGGAACGCTCGAGAAGTTCATTGATAGACACGATGAGTTTAAGGATGAGGATACGCGTGAGGTATTTTTCGACTTCGTCGATTCGAACTACAATTGGCAAAACAAGAGTAGTAAGGAGCTGATGACGGTCTTGGAGCTCGCGCGCGAGAACATGTTTAGACCAGCGGAAACCATTCAGGAACGAGTCCTGAAAGGAGCCAATGTTCAGGAGAAAATCAATGCGATGCAGTTCCCTGGTGGAACGGTCACTAAGAACGATTACTCTCCCGAGATGCGGAAGTCTATTGATGAACTGAAAGCCACAGGCATGTCCGAAGAAAAGGCAGTCGAACTTCTCGCAGACTGAGTACACTACTGTAACAAATGAACAATTATGTCATTTGTACAATCGACAATTAAGAACACTCGTTCTCTGTCGGGACAGAACAAGGCTTCTGCTACAGTGACTACGTCTGGTCTACTTTATGACCTGACCTCTGGTTTACTTACTGAAGCAACTTCGAGTTCGACACGAAATACGGTAGTGGGTGTCGCAAATCTAACCGCAAGTGCAGCGGATGCCGTAACACAGGCACTCTGCATTGATTTGGACCCAGAAGATGTGTGGGTAGCTGATTCGACCAATAACTCAAATACTGGCCATAATGGTCAGGCTATGATTATTGGCGCGAACGGCGGCGTTGTGGACAACACGGGCACAACGAGTGCAGTAGGAGTCGTCGTCCAGGTCGGGACGTTCGGCGCGACAACGGACAAGAAGATTCTTGTTCGCTTTATTACCGTTTAACCTTCGTAAAATATGACTGGAACAATCAATGACTATGCAATCATAGTCAACAATGTGCTCAAGTATGTTGCACCGAAGGTTTCTCCAACGGTACGCGCTGAATACCTTGAATTCATGTACAAGGTAGACAACAACGAACGTATCTACACGGATATTGGCGTTACGGGACTCGGAATGGCTGAGATTATCCCTGACGGCGGTATCGGTGCTTCGGACGCTCCGATTCAAGGCTTCACGAAGAACTATGTCCAAATGCACTTCACGAAAAAGGTTCGTTTGACCTTCCAGTCAAACTTCTTCCTCTTCGAGAGTGCTGCTGCGAAGATTAAGTCTTCTGTGAAGTCGAAGGTTCTCGAGGGCAAGAACGCCATTGAACACGCCAAGAATTACCTCGCGCAGTCTCTTCTCGCGCAGGGCTTCACAACGTCGTTCACATGGACACCTATCAACAACGTCGGTGTTCCTACACCAATTTCAACTCTCGGCGCAGATGCCGTGGAGTATTGGTCACAGGTTCACCCTCGTGAAGACGGTGGACCAACGTGGTCGAATGTCATTGTTGACGTTCTTCCATCTCCACAGTTCAACTACTCTGCCCTTCTCGCGGCACGTCGCCAACAGTCGGTTAAGAAGGATGGACGTGGTATGCCGTTGATTTCCCAGCTCGACACACTTGTGTGCCGCACTGGTTCAACGACAGCTCAGTTCGCTAAGACAATCAAAGGCACTATTGATAAGGGTCTTGCTCCACAGCAAACGAACCTCTACAATAACGCGCCAGCTACCGACACTTTCATGGTGGTCGAGCTGTCCGCCTACGAAAATCTAGGCATGACTGGTCTTGCCTGGGGTATGTGTGATTCGAAGATGAAGAATCAGGACTATGGCTTCCTCTATATCGAAGCTCTGGCAACACGCGCAGAACCTGCGGTTGTTGACTTGCTCGGTAACCAGGACCTTGTTCTGAACTTCAACTCGCTCGCAGTTATGGGCGCATCTGACCTTCGCGGTTGGATGTGGTCAGCGGGAGACGGAGCGACTACCTAGTCTTTCCACTCACCCTCCGTGTGACGGAGGGTGCGATGGGCAGATTATAAATTTAATAACAAACCTATGTTGCAAGATGCTCACACCGCCAAGACCTCAATAGGATTCGCAGCTGCGCCAGGCACGAACACTATTATCGCCGCTAAACCTGACGCATGGATTTATGTTCACGAGTTGATGGGGGATTTGAGTGCGACGGGAAGCCTCACCGTCAAATCTGGGACCAACACTCTTGCTATTTTTGCTCTTGATGCAGGACAAGGTCTCACTGAGAGTGATGAACCTGGAAATGACAACGTCGCCAGATTCAAATGCCCACCAAATGAAGCCTTCATTCTGGTTCCCACAGTAGGGCAATTCACTGGCACAGTTGATTATAGTTATCGCTATTAAGTTATGCCGCCAGAAATCTCACCAGAACAAAATGCTCAGCTCGCGTCGTGGGCGGCACAGCGCGACGCTGCACTTCTGGAAATTTCTGTTCTCCGAACAGAACGAGACGCTCTTGGCGTAGCGAACAAAAATCTTGCGGCATCGAACACTGACATTGAGATGCGTGCGAATGTGATTGAAGGTCGAATCCTTGAGCTCACAAAGAAAGAGACAGAATTTAAGAATGTCGTTTCAGCAGAAAATGCTGCCTTGTCTTCAGAGAAGACAGGATTACAGAGTGATACCGCCAACCTCCGTGGCGAAATTGTGGTGCTACAGACGCAGAAGAATGTGCTCAAGGACATGCTTGCGACCCTTACCGATGTATATGACCGAGTGTTTGGGCGCGCGGAAGTACTCGATAAGGTTGTAGACCATGTGACTACGGTCAATAAGAACAACATCCGCGAAATCGAGATGTTACTAGGTACTCTAAAGAGTAGCGTGCAGGGCGTTATTGATGTGAATGCAGACAATGTGGGAAAGGCAAACTTTGTCATCTCTGAACTCCCTCGGGTGTTCTTTGACCTTCATCGAAAATTGCCGATGCCGAGTAATAAAGCGATACGCGTGATAGAGAATCAAACCATATGACATATCTCGCCAACAAACTTGGAGACCCGAACAACTTAGGATGGTTCCCCACCCCTGCTGCTCTGAGAGCTGCATATCCTGTAGCTGTTTCGGGAGCGTTCGCAACTGTTGGCTCGACTGACTCTATTTGGGTTTGGGATGAGGACACGGCGGATTGGGTTGATACTCAACTCCCTCCTCTTGCAGGTCCTACTGGTCCAACTGGCTACACTGGATACACAGGTTCTCAGGGCGAGACTGGTTACACTGGCTACACTGGTCCAAACACCACTGGCTACACTGGCTACACAGGTGCGGGTAACTTCACTGGTTACACAGGCTACACTGGTCCAAACACCACTGGCTACACTGGCTACACTGGCTACACAGGTGCGGGGAACTTCACTGGTTACACAGGCTACACTGGTCCAAACACCACTGGCTACACTGGATACACTGGATACACAGGTGCGGGGAACTTCACTGGTTACACAGGATACACTGGTCCAAACACCACTGGTTACACTGGATACACAGGGTACACGGGTGCAGGTAACTTTACTGGCTTCACTGGTTACACTGGATACACTGGTCCTGATAATGCCACCATCACTGGCTACACTGGCTACACTGGCTACACTGGTCCAAACACCACTGGATACACTGGATATACTGGTCCCAATAACGCAACCATCACAGGATACACAGGCTACACGGGTTATACAGGAACAGAATTTACCTGGCAGGGAGCATGGCTTGTAGGGACAACTTACGCGCTGAACGATACTGTTCAGTATCTTGGTTCAGGATACATCTCTCTTCAAAACAGCAATACAGGTAACACTCCAGCCCTCGGGGGGACTGCCTTCTGGGATTTGTTGGTTCAAATAGGATTTACTGGCTACACAGGATACACAGGAACAACTGGCTACACTGGCTACACTGGCTACACTGGCTACACAGGTCCGAACATCACTGGCTACACTGGATACACAGGGTACACGGGTCCAACAAATGATGCTCTTCCTCTCGCAGGAGGCACGATGACAGGCAAAATAGTTAAAGCTGGTACTACAGAAGTAGCTCTGTCTCTCTCTCCTGCAACTGGCGCACAAAGTGTCGCACTCAATGTATCTGTAAACAACGTCAACACAGTCTTGGGACACGCTGACGGAACAGCGATTACATTCACCATAACAGGCGCAACCAGCTCTCAGCCCTTCGTTGTCTCAATTCTTCAAGGTGCAGTCGTCTCAACAATCGTAGCTTGGTTCGCAACAATCCGCTGGGCAGGAGGCGCAGCACCAACCCTCACTGCAACTATAAACAAGAGAGACACCTTCGGCTTCATAAGGACAGGAACTAATACTTACGATGGCTTCATCATCGGTCAGAATGCTTGATATATGAAAGACTTTCTTCCACGACTTCTCGCAACGATAACGAGACACTCTCGCCAGCAGGTTCTTAATCTTGATTGGGGAATAGGAAATGGGAGTGCTGTCTACAAAATCTTTCGCCTATGGGAGTACCTATTCTGGCGCAGGTGCGGTACGAACGGGATAGGTGACAACATTCGTAAAGAAGCAGAATCAAACGCTTGTTTTGTAGATGGAGAAATTGTCGTCGTTCGGCATTTCTACACAATGGAGGCTTTGATGATGTATAGCGAATATCTTATCAAGCAATTTTTCAAGGTTCCTGATTTCGGGTTCAAGTTCGTGCCGATACCTCAATTCGCCACTCCTACAGGCTTCCCTTCCCTTCCCTCGATATTCAGCTTTGCTGTTGTTCGGGACAATAATGGGTCAGTTATTACTACCACAGGAACAACTAATACAATCACTAGCTACGCTTTTACTGCATCTGGTTCTAACAATCTTCTCGCTGTAGGCTATTCAAATCAAGGAGGTTCGTCTGCTGATAGAAATCCGAGTGCGACTTTCAATTCTGTGTCAATGACAAGGGAATCCTATGTGTTTGGAGGAGTGCGTCCGATGTCTGCCGCTATATTCAGTCTTATCGCACAGACAGGAACACACAACATTGTTGTCACTGTAAATGCGTCAGACCAAATACTTGTAATGGCAGTTTCGTATTCGGGAGCCTCACAAGGAGCCATAGATGGTGCCAGTAGTTCAAACAATCAGACTGGTAACGCATCAACGACTATAACTTCCAGTACGAATGGTTGGCAAGTCAGTCACGCAAGCATTTGGGATGCTACTGCAGGTTGGAGTGGTTCTGCCGTAAGTATTGCGACAAGAGACAATGGTAAGACAGCAGACACAAATGGGTCAGTATCTGGTTCGATTACGATGACAGCGAGTGCGAGTGCGAACGGAGGGTCTATTGCTACGCTTGCTTTCGGTACGGCTGAAACAACGGCACCAGTAAACATAAAACTTTGGGGTGCGGGTGGAGGTAGCAGTGCGTGTGCAGCTTGTTCTGGCGCAGGTGGTGGTGCTGGCGCGTATGTTACTAATGCTGCTTACATAGTAAATAGTGGAAAAGGATATGCACTTAAAGTTGGACTAGGAGGTGGTGGCGGAAGAGCTGGTGGTGCAGGAGTAGGTGGAGCTGGCGGTACAGGTCAAGCAACAGGAGGAACTGGCGGGGTCGGAGGCAATGCTGAGGCTGGTGGAGGTGGAGGCTCATCATCTTTTAATACAGGAGCACTCATAGCTTCTGGTGGTGGTGGTGCAGGTGCAGGTAGCCAGACATCTGGCGATGGTCTTGGTGGAGTAGGGTCTACCACTACAGTTGGAGGAGTAGGAGGTGCAGGAGGTGGCGCACAG